ATTGCATATAATTATTAACGAAACAATTTAAAAACTATGAAAACAGAATTTAACAAAGTAATTGACTTCTTGGAAACACAACAACAAGAAGACAAGCAAAACACGAACCAACTGCATTTAATTATTCAAACCTTAGCAACATTTTTAGACGATGAACAATTGCAGGAAGTAGAAAATTTATTTAACCAATTTAAAAAATAAGACTATGAAAAATTTAATTGATTACTTTACACCTGTAGCCGAAGAACACAAATCGTTTTTAAGGCACTTTTTAAGCACTCTAACGGCTTTTATTGTTTTGGGTGGTATGTTTTATTGTTTAATGTATTTAAAAGCGTTGTAAGATCTCAAATAGAAATTTAGAATTTTGGAATAAAGGTTGGGAATTAACCTACGAATTTACAGGTTGGACTTATTCCATAGCAGGAACTTGGGAATTTAAAGATTGGGACGAAGTTTCGGAATATGCGTTTATTGACTTAGACGTTGAAGTTTCGGAAAAGTGGTTAACAGAAACAGATGACAATTTACAACCGCACGTTCTTGGGGTTCGTATTTTAGAAGATTTACGTTTAGAAATGCAGGAAGCAATAAACAGCGACCTTCAGCACTACAACTTTTGGGAATGGAAAACAAGTAACGATGAAAGTGACTACATTTTTTATTACGAACTATGACAAGCGGAACAACCTACGAACAATTGGATTGGTGGCAACGACAATGGCGCGGTTCATTTGATTTAGGGTTATACCTTGAGATTTGCAGAATTAAAAAAAACGAACAAATAAAATATAAACCTATGAAACGATTTAAAGCAACTTTTAAAACTTGGGCGTATGTTGGCGCACCTGTTAAGTTAGAAACACGAATAGTTGAAGCTTACGACTTCCAGCACGTTAAAAACTTAATACAAAAGAATGATGATTTAATTATATTAATAGAAGAGGTATGAATCAAAACAAAATGTACAGGTGTATAAAACTTATGGAGTATCTTCAAGAGAAATCAAGAAATATGAATACAATAGCAAAATATCTAAATGTAAGTATAAGAACAGTTTACCGTTATCTAAAACTTTATGAAGCACTTGGATATGAAGTGAAAAAAGATATGTTTAATAAAGTAAAACTAGAAAAAATATGAAAACAAAAACATCAAGCTTAATGGATGGTACAAATACATTAAATAAATTAACTGAAGAACACAATGAAAGAGTACAAAAACTAATAGACAAAGACATATTTGAACAAGCCACTGTAGCAATTGAAGAACATTATGGTTATGGTTTTGAAACTGAAATAGATGCTTACTTCAGAGGTGCTAAATGGATGCAAAAACAATTTATTAAAATGAAAAAAACAGCAGTAGAATGGTTGCAAGAAGAATTAAAAGGAGTTTATGAAAGTGAGTATTTTAATTTAAAAATCAAAGAAGCATTAGAAATGGAAAAGGAGCAGATAAAAGATGCATTTGTAGAATGTTGGAAATCAAATGTGCCTGATGGAATAGAGTGTAAATTAGATGCTGAACAATACTACAACGAAACCTTTAAATCAGAATAAGATGAAGATAATACACCTAATCAATGAAACCTACCAAGTAGTAACTGAAGATGAAACAACAGTTTACTTTCAAGGGAGTATAGCAGAATGTGAAGCATTTAAACAACAAGAACAATGAAAAAAACAGCAGTAGAATGGTTGGTAAATGAACATTTTGGAAGTATAGAAAATTGTACTCCTGATTTTAGAAAGTGCATTGAAGTAGCCAAACAATTTGAAAAAGAACAGATAGAGGATGCCTATAAAAATGGTTGGAATGCAGGTGATTTTGGTAGTGATTGTTGGGAAGAACTTTATTATAACGAAACATTTAAAAATACGGAACAATGAAACACACAGCAATAGAAATGTTAATTGAATATTTTTTAACACAACAAAAAGAAGGATGTTCACATTGGTGCATTCACGATTTAATTGCTCAATTATATGTATTTAAAGAAATAGAAAAAGAGCAGATAATTGAAGCACACGGAAACAAATTAAAGCAAAGCCGAGACGAAGGAAATTACGAATATTGGTTTAGCGGTTTAGATTATTATAATAAAGCATTTAAAAAAACGGACAAATGATAGAACTAATAAAAGAAATAATAGAACAAGACGGACTTGCAAAGAAAAACCGAAAACGTGAAATAGTACACAGGCGGATTTATTTGTTTAGGAAGCTACGCGAAGACGGACACACACTAAAAGGAATTGGAAGTTTGTTTAATATGAACCACGCTACAATATTACACGGTTTAAAAACTTACCAAGATTTAAGCGATACAAACGACAAGTTATTTTTACACGACATTGAATACTACAAATTGCTTTTGAGTTTAGAACGTCCAGAACTTGACTTGCGTAAAGAAACAAAAGAAGCAAAGAACTTAAAAGACTTGCGTAAAATTCAGTTAAGAATAAAGAATAAATTTTATTAATCGTGTTTATGTTAAATTAATTTTTATATTTGCAATTGTACGGTCTAACATTATAAGTACAAAAAGTAATTATTGCCCTTGTTTATGAAGTTGAAGTTAGACCCAACGGATTGAGCAGGGGTATTTTTATATAAAAAAATTAAGATTATGGAAGAAATTATTTTACAATGTGTTGAAAGTAAAAATGACAAAATGATTGTTTCAATTGGAACTAATATTTGTTTTGAAGTTATTGAAAACGATACATCAAAGACTGTTTGTATTAACACAAAAGATGCTGCTAAATTAATACATTATTTATCTATTTATTTATTTAATGAGTTATGAGCGGTTGGATAAAAATACATAGACAAATTATAGATTGGGAATGGTTTACTGATACAACTACTTTTCGTGTTTTTTTACAATTGCTACTAAAGGCAAACCACAAAGAAAAAAAATACAGGGGTATGGTTTTAAAGGTTGGAACTATAATAACTTCAAGGGATATTTTAGCATTTGAAACAAGTTTAAGCGTACAGCAAGTAAGAACAGCTTTAGACAAATTAAAATCAACCAACGAAATAACCATCAAAACAAGTTCACAAGGTACTATAATTGAAGTAGTTAACTACGCTAAATATCAACTTGTAACCAGCGAAGTAACCAATAAACAACCAACAAGTAACCAACAAGTAACCACTAACAAGAATGATAAGAAAGAAAAGAATGAAAAAGAAGTGATTTTGGATAGTTGGATTGAATACAGGAAGTCAGCAAAAAAGACTTTAACACAACAAAGCATAAAATCTATTTTAGTTAAAATGGAAAATTATACAAATGAACAATGTAAGTTTGTAATAAACAAATCAATCGAACAAGGATGGCAAGGTTTGTTTTGGGACAACATACAAACAATACAAGAAGTTAACGAACCTAAAAAATGGAAAGCACCGTGGAGTTAAATGGCTATAAAATAACCGAAGCAGGAGACGTAATTACTCAACTATTTAAGTATAGAGACAATTACAACAATAAAGGCAAATATTTAGGATTTAAAAGTTTGCACGAACATTATTCTATGAGTTTAGGAAATTGTACGGATTGGACAGGTTTTCCGATGAGTGGTAAAACCCAAGTATTAATGGAATGTTTAATGAACACTTCTAAATTTTATGGTTGGAAGCATTTAGTTTACTTTCCAGATGTTGGTTCTAATGTAGAAATAATTGCTGATTTAATACATAAGAAAACAGGCAAGAGTTTTAACCCACAAGATAGAAACACGATTGAAGATAAAGAAATAACACAAGCTATTGATTGGGTTTTAGAACATTTTAAGGTATTGACTAAAAAAGATGTTAAGGCAAAACTAACGCCAATTCAATTTTGGGATATGGCTGTTGAACTAAAAAAACACGATGAACTACACACAGCTTCAATTGATAGTTGGAAGGACTTAAACCACCCATATAACGATTACGGTGGCTATGCACAATATTTAGAATATGTTTTGCCGTATAGAAACCAAATAGCAGAAGACAACGATTTACATTTGCATACAATTATACACCCTAAACTAACTGAAAAAGAAAACGGAAAAAGAAACGCTCCTGTTCCTTACGATTTAAAAGGTGGCAGCGAATGGTTTAATAGCGGTAAATGTATGATAACAGTACACAGGCAAGACCCTACATTTAATTTAGCTGAATTACACTTTAATAAAATTAAACCACGTTCAAACGGAAATATTGGAATGATTGAAATTTGGTTTGATAAAGAAAAATTGTGTTATTTTGAACAATCAAATCCAGCGCCTAATGTGTATGAAAAAACTTTTGCTTGTAAACAAACAATTTAAAAAATAAAAAAATGGAACTTGACTTATTGAGCAGTAGAATAAACTTAAACCACACTTGTTTAAAATTACAAGTAAGTATAGACGAAATAAAAACGAAACACCCAAACCGAACTGACTTAATAAGTTCAATGGAGCAAAGTTTGTACGAAATAAAAAAAGCAATGGTTGTTTACCAAACGTTAGAAAAAGAATTTAGAGCGACAAGACAAATTAACTTTGATTTACAACACATAAATTTAGAGCAGATGCAGGAAATACAAAATTTTAAAAGACAAATAGAGTTAAACAATATGGAACTTTGAAAACACGAACTAAAAAATGTTTTAACTGCAAAGAAGAATTTACACCGTTCAGCACCTTACAAAAGTTTTGTTTAAAAAACGAATGTATAAAAGCAATGGTAGAAACGCAAAAGTTAAAGGAATGGAACAAGAAGAAAAAAAAATTAGTTGAAGACTTAAAAACTGCAAACGACTATTTAAAAATAGCGCAACAAGTATTTAATAAATTTATTCGTTTTCGTGACGCTGGATTAAATTGTATATCCTGTAACAAACCTTGTAAAAAAGAAAATGCCGGACATTACTATTCGCAAGGTGGACATTCAAACGTAAGGTTTGACGAAGACAACGTACACTTGCAATGCGAAGCTTGTAACACTTACTTAAGCGGTAACTTACTTAACTATCAAATAGGTATAGAAAAACGAATAGGAGCGCAAAGATTAATGGAACTTCAGGCGAAAGCACACGATGTTAAAAAATGGACAAAAGACGAATTAAAAGAATTAATAAAAATTTATAAAAATAAATTAAAAAAATAGTTGTTTATTAAATAACTTTATTTATATTTGCATATACTATTAACTTAAATTATTTAACTATGAAACATTTATTTAAAAGTTTAGCAGAATTTCAACAAGAAGTACCTGTTATTCACAAAGCAACGCAAGGTTACGGCTACACCTACGCAGACTTGCCGAAAATCTTTGAAGTAATTAACCCGTTACTAAAAAAACACGGTTTAGGGTTTACGCAATTAATTAACGGAACACAAATTGCAACTTGTTTATTTCACGTTGAAAGTGCTGAAAGTATCGAAAGTAAAATTGACATACCGCAAGGAGTAATTTTAAAAGGAATGAACGAGTTCCAAGTATTAGGAAGTGCAATTACTTATTTAAGACGTTACGCATTAAGTTCGATGCTTGGTTTAGTTACGGACAAAGACACAGACGCAAGTGGCGAACAAGTAAAACACGAACCAAAGAAACCAGCTATTGACAACGCACGTTTTCAAAAAGCTATTGACGCAATTAGCAAAGGAGAATATACAGTTGAAGAACTAACAACAAAGTTTAGTTTAACTGAATTACAAAGCAAAAGTTTATTATTAATTAGTAACCAATAAAACAAATATATAATGTTTAATTTAACACAAGCACCAATGGCGAACAATAGTACCCAAGTGCAAAACAACAAAGAAGTAAACAAAGTTTACAGGACTAATGATTACGGTTTATTTAAAAAAATTAATGGCAATAGAGTAGTTAATAAATTACATTTAAACAGATTAATTGAATCAATTAAAAATTATGATTTAACTCATGCAGCACCAATAGTTGTAAATAAAAAGTATGAAATAATAGATGGACAGCATAGATTTGATGCTTGTTCAACTTTAAATAAACCAATTTATTATATTATTGTTGATGGAGCTTTAAAAGAAGTGCAGATTTTAAATCAAAATACTAAAAATTGGAAATCAGAAGATTATATAGAGGGTTATTGTGACCTTAAAATGTCAGAATATATTTGGTTTAAAGATTTTTGGAAAACAAATAAAATTAGTTGCGAAGCTGCTGGTAGTATTTCTTTAAATTTAACTCATGATAAAATTGGAAATATTTTAAAATCAGGAAATTTAAAAATATCTAATAAAGATGAAGCAAATAAAAGAGTAAATTATTTTCATCAATATCGTAAATTATATGATGGCTCTTATACAAGATTATTTGTAAATGCAATTATTATGATAGAAAAAATAGATGGTTTTTCTCATGATAGAATGCTACAAAAATTATCTTATCAATCAGACAAATTAAAAGCTACTACAAAAGCTAGAGCTTATTTAGCTATGATAGAGGAGATATATAATTATAGAGAAAGAAAAGAAAATCATAAAAGATTTTTTTAATATGAAAATACGTTGTTCAGCATTGGGGCGGTTGATGACCGCTCCACGCACCAAGACCGAGACATTAAGCAAAACAGCAAAGTCTTATATTCAAGAATTGGTATTAGAGAAGAAATTCGGCATTAAGAAGGAATTTAGTTCACGTTACACGGACAAGGGTTTACAATGCGAAGACGAAGCAATAAGCTTGGTAAATGATGTTTTAGGTTTAGGGTTTATATTTAAGAACGAAGAACATTTTAACAACGATTGGATTACAGGAACACCAGACGTAAACACAGATGAAATTTTACTTGATGTCAAATGTAGTTATGAAGCACATAATTTTCCGTTTTTTGAGGATGAAATACCAAATTCTGCTTATTTTTATCAATTACAGGGTTACATGTGGTTAACAAATAAAACTGAAGCATTGCTTTGTTATTGTTTAGTAAACACACCAATAGAGATAGTTGAAGATGAAGTAAGGCGAGAACACTGGAAACATTTTAAAATTGACGAAGATTTAGAAATTAGAGAGTATGTAGAAAAAAAGCATAACTTTGACCATTTACCGGATCTAAGTAAAGTAAAAGTCTTTAAAGTTGAACGGGACGAAACTGTAATATGGGAAATACAAACAAAGGTTGAAGAAGCAAGAATTTATTTCAATAGCTTAATAGAAACAATATGAAAGCAATACTTGAATTTAATTTACCTGAAGAAAAAGACGAATACGACTTTGCAAACAATGGCTTATACTATTATTTGGCGCTATTTGAGTTTGACCAATGGTTAAGAAGTGAATACAAATACAACGGCAACGAAGCAATGTTTGAAGTAAGGGAAAAACTAAACGAATTTATTAACGAAAACAATATAAAAATTTAAATAAAAACAAAATGGAGCAGAAAAACAACACCGGTGCAATTTTTAAAAACGACAACAAAAAAGCGGAAAATCATCCGGACTACAAAGGCAAGGTAAACGTAAATGGTAAGGAGATGGAAGTAGCTTTATGGCTAAAAAATTCAGCCAAGGGGGTTAATTATTTTAGTGCAAGTTTTAGTGAGCCATATATTAAAACAGATGGGCCACAATACAAAACGCTGGATGTAAAAGACGATTTACCTTTTTAAGATGTTGATCCAAGACGAGCAGTTAAAAACTGAAGTAAAGAAAATTTTAGGTTTAAAAACACGGAATAAAATTGTAAAAGAAATACAGGGAAATGGGAACAAGTTTCATTTTTTTCAACTTACCAACTTTCTGGAAGGCAAAGACGTTTCGCTGTCAACATTAAAAAAAATAGATAATTTTATAAGCAAAGAAAATTTATAAGATATTTATTGTTAATAAAAAAAAGTTTTTTTTCTAATTATAATAGTTTAGTTTGTTATTTTTACCCCATGAACATACTAACCTACATTGCAATATCATGGTTTCTAGTAAACTTTGAGCCATTACAGCTACTGATTGATTCAATCTATAGCAAATTCAAACCTAGCATTCTAGCAATGTATCTGCATTCCTCTGCTACCTGTATTAAATGCGTATCTTTTTGGCTAACATTAATTTGCACCTTTTCTTTTATTGAAGCAGCTATTGTAGCCTTACTATCGTTTATATTACAGGAATGTTTACAGAAGCTGAGCAAGTAATAATACAACAGGTATTCAGTTTAGCTGAGAAAGAACAGTCTTATAAGATTAATCTAATAAAACTCAAAGCTATTAAAGATAGGCTAGTTAGTTATGAAAAGGAATGCTTTTGCAGTAGTGTAAGAAGAAAGATATGGCTTAAGGATTTCAAGCAATGGTATGAGACCTATACTTGACCAATACATAGCAGCTCACTATAAAGAGATAAGGAAATACACTAACTATTTTCTAGTTATAATGAAGTCTACAATATCTGCCGATGCTGTAATAAATAACTCTTTTATTTATTTATGTAATATAGATAAAGAGGTAACTGATCCAGGTAAGGTGAAAGCATATCTATTAAATACTATTAAGATGCAGATACTATGGTCTACATCCCTAACTAATAGGCAGGAGAGAATAACAGCTACTGATAGTACTATGCCTATAATGATGGATGATGATACGGATTTATACGATAAGATACGAGATGATATGCAGTATCAGAACAATATGGCAGTGATAGAGACATATAGAGGTAGGATTACAGATAGGATTAAGCTGATAGTGTTCCAATGTTACTTTGATAAAGGATACAGTACAGCTAGAGCAATGGCAGAATACTTTAAGATACCTGTTACATCTGCTCACTATTGGATACAAGAGATTAAAAACGATTTAAAAAACCTAAGAGATGAAAATTAAAGATGAATACATTGGAGCTAAGATTTCCCACAAAGGTAACAGGATTACTTTAGATGCTAATAGATATGATTACTTTGTATCTATAGGTCTAGGCTATATGTTTGAAGAGCCTACAGTATCTGAGCCAAAAGTAGTGAAGTATAAAGCAGTCAAAGGACCAATACCTACTCCTGAGACTATAATAGAGGAAGAGGACAATGGGCAGGACTAAACTAATAGAGACTCCTGAGAAGCTGATGGAGATATTTGAGGAGTATAGAGCTTATACTCTAGATAATCCTAGACATAAATGGGTGCTATCACAAAAGACTGCAGAGATGGTGGCAGAGCCTTTGAGAGTGCCTTTAACTAATGAGGGATTTGAGATATTCTGCTATAAGAATTATTCAGATGTACATAACTATTTTGATAATCCTGATAACAGATATTCTGAATTTAAGACAGTCTGTTCGTACATAAAGAGGGAAATTAGAAGAGATCAGATTGAAGGTGGCATGGTAGGACAATATAATCCATCCATCACTCAGAGACTAAACAACTTAACTGAGAAATCAGACATCACTACCAATGGTAAGGACATCTCTGAGATTAAGGTGAACATCATCACTAGTGCAAAGGATTGAGATGATGTGTCAAGCTGTTGAGGCTTACATCTATTCTAAGAAAGGAGTAGCTATAAAGATTAACAGGATAGCAATTATCAGTGATAGTAGGCAGATGGAGATGCTAGCCTATGCTTATGCTTATGCCAATGGAGATAAATAGCACCGTTATATTCCAAAAGAACTATGCAGCTCTCACTGATCCTGCACTAAGATTCATTATCAATGAGGGTGGGAGTAGAAGCTCTAAGACCTACAGCCTTTGTCAGATGCTAATAGTCTACTGCTATCAGAATAAGAACAAGGTAGTGTCCATCATTCGTAAGACATTCCCTGCACTGAGAGCTACAGTAATGAGGGACTTTCTAGAGATTCTAAAGAGCATGGACATCTATGAGATAAGTAATCATAACAAGTCAGAGCATATCTACTCATTCCCTAGTGGATCTATAGTAGAGTTCTTTAGTGTAGATGATGAGCAGAAGATTAGGGGTAGAAAGAGAGATGTGGCATGGTGCAATGAGGCTAATGAGTTATTCTATGATGACTTTACTCAGTTGAACATGAGAACAGAGGACAAGCTAATCTTTGATTACAATCCATCTGAGTCATCATCCTGGCTCTATGACCTACCAACTGAGGAGAGCATCCTAATTAAGTCTACCTATAGGGACAATCCATTTCTACCTGATAGCATTAAGAAGCAGATTGAGGACTTGAAGAGAACTGATGAGGCAATGTATCAGATATATGCTCTAGGTGAGAAAGCTATCTCTAAGAGTAACATCTATTCTAATTGGACATTCATAGCTCATAGACCAACTAAGTTCGTGAAGTATGTAATGGGCTTAGACTTTGGATATAACCACCCCACAGCTCTAGTCAGAGTTTATTACTGTGACAATGATATCTTCATTGAGAAGATTATCTATGAGAGCTACCTTACCACTACTCAGCTGATAGAGAAGATGGATGCACTGAATGTAGATAAGCACATAGAGATAATGGCTGACTACTCAAGACCTGAGATAATTGCCGAGATGAATACTGCAGGGTATGATGTACACAATGCTAATAAGGTAGTTAAGAAAGGCATAGATAACATTAAGACCTTCGGAGTATTTTGTCAGGAGGATAAGCAGATAATGAAAGAGTATGAGAACTATAAGTGGAAGAAGATAGGAGACCAAATCATGGATGAGCCTGTGAAGCTGTATGACGATGCCATGGATGCTATCCGATATGCTACCACTTACATCAGACAGGAGTATTACACCGATGACTCTTACTATGCGTTCTAAACAAAAAGCTATCTTAATGTAATATAGTTATGAGTAATGATATACTTAGAGACATTGCTACAGCATATTCAGTAGGGACTTATCC